ACCGCGGTGGCGGTGTCGTGCGCGCCGGACCCTGACGTCACGTTGGTTCCCGCTTCCTGCTTACCGTCAAAGTAGAACAGGATGTCCGCGCTCGTGAGACCCGCATTCGAGTGCGTGATACACACGTGCTGCCACGCGTTGAGCGTTGGCGCCGTCGTCGAGTTCCGACGCTTGTCCGTCGTCGCATAAGGGATCTGACAGCCCAGCAGATTCGCGGTTGTCATCTCGATCACAAACCCCGGAGTCGCGACTGCATCCCCTGTGGTGATGACCGATCGAGCGGCAACGGGGGTGGCGGTCCTCATGAGAAAGAACGCGACCGAGAAAACTGGATCGTTAGTGAGCCGCTGGGTGGCGGAGATGAGCTTGGCGGCGCTCGCGTCGGTAAATACTCGAGCCATTCTTTAGACGCCTTGCTCGTTGGCGGTGTAGAGCTTCGCGGTATTTCCCGATGCTGCGAACGCGACGCCCGCAGCATTTTTCATGACCCATTTCATCTTGCCGGGAGGGAGTCGGAACGGGGCGGTGATCGCCCGACGCGTTCCAACGGCGGCGGTCAGCGACACCGTCGCCACCAGCTGATGAGAGCCCGGGTTCGTCGAGCTCGCCGCGTCTTCGAAGTTCGTGCCGTCAAGCGAATCAACGAGGAACATCTGCAGATAGGCGCCGGTTGTTGGCGTCAGCGAGGCGAGATCAATGACGAATGCGGCCCACTCGTCCAGGTTTGTCGTGTTGTCGTAGATACCGGACACAGCCGAAAACCCACCGTTGGCCAGAGTATTGAGCTCGGTCGAAATCGTGCCGCCCGTTGACGCACTGCGATCCGTCCACGCCGTCCATTTGAAGGTCGTCGCCATTTAACGAGCTACCTTGAGCGCGCGCGCGTTTGAATCCGCGGGCTGCGTCCCATCGCCTTGTTGCGCTTCTTCGTTGTCGGTCTGGCTCGGAGTGCCCATCGGCGAATTCGCGCGAGGCGGAGCGACCGGTGTGATGTCGATTCCGTATTCGTCCGCCAGATCCTGTTCCTTCGCGAGCTGCTCGAACGTGTCTTCGAGATCGACGCCCTCTTCGTCCAGCGCCTGCGTTCTCGAATCCATCCCGTGCTGGATCCCGAGTACTCGAGCCTGGATATCCTTGAGCGGATCGACCCACGCCCAGCCGCGTGGCTTCCACGAAACGGCTTTGTAATCGCCGGCGATGCGCGAATCGATCGTCAGCGCGCCCGTGAGGAGCGCCATCGAGACCCAATCGCGATAGACGCGACGGTGGAACTGCATCGAGAACCAGAACTGAATCGCTTTCCAGTTGTCGCGCTCGGCGAGCATCCCCCACCGGATCGACGAGTAGCTGACGCCCTCGAGATCTCCCGTGAGCGCGACATACGAAAGACCGAGTCCGCGCGACACGCCGCGCAGAATCACCTTCGTGAAATCCTTGAACGCCGTGCTCGGATGCTGCGGATCCCAGCCCTGGAATTCCTGCCCGGGGGCAAGCTCCTCAACCGTGCCCGGCGCGGCTTCGCTCAAGCGCTCGGTTTCCGGATCGTCGTCCGGATCGATGCCGGATGCCGCGTTCATCGGGTCCTTCGTAACGATGAAGCCCATCTTCGCAGCAGCGGTGCGTGAAGCGACGAGCTCGGCTTCCGTCAGCCCAGCGAACATCTTGACGTCGGTCAGTACCGGCGCGAACCACGTTACCCCGCGCGTCTGATTCGCGCGGTACCGAACGAAGAGATGTTTGATCTCTGACGCCGGCACTCGCTGGCGCATGCGGAGACCCGAGTCAGAGAGGTGCCGCGTCCAGATGTGGTACGCCACCGGGCGCATGTCGCCGTCGAACTCGATCCCGCTCCGGATCTCATTCTGCCCGGGCGACGGCAGCATGTTGTAGTAATCGTCGACCTGATCGGCGTCGATCAGCTGCAGCGTGTAGCCGTATTCGTTGTCGTAGTACATGCGCCGGCGAACGAACGCTTCGCCATCCATGGCGATTGTGCCGATCAGCAGCTTCTCGATGTCGACGAAGCTGTCGTGACCATCGAGCGAAGCGGTCTCGGGTAGTCCCCAATCCTTCCAAGCCGCCTCGATCGCATCGTTCGTCTTCTTGTGCAGAGCGTCCTGCAGCGTTTTTACTTCGGCGCGGAGACGTATCCCCGTTGGACCGACGACGTTGTTTTTGAGCTCGTTGATGAACCCCGCGGCATACGAGTTGTCATTCACCAGCTGGCGAGCTCGAGCGCGGAGCAGCGCGCGAACGCCCTTCGCCTCGAAGTCCGGCGAGAAGTTTCCGGTGAACCAGTCCTGGTAAAGTCGGGACGTGCTCGCGCCGCTGAACGCCTGACGCTTTGGCGCCGGCGCGTCCATCGTGCGAGCTGCGCGGAGGAAGGGGTTTGCCACGGCCTAGTCTCGAGTGAGTTTGTAGAGGCCGTGTCCGGCGATCTTGCCGAGCAAGCGCCAGCCGCAGAGGGAGAGGAGAAAAAGCCCTGCGGAAACCCGCCATACGACGTCGGCTCTTACCAGGTGCGAGACCGCCGACGTGAGGCACGCCCAACCTGCGACGGACGCGATCGAAATCGCGAGCTCGCCGCGGAACTTCTTCACTGCGTCACGAATTGACAAAGGTCACCAGGCGGCGGGGGTTCGTCCGCTTCGGACCCCGTTCCTTCGCGAGCTCCGCGCGGTAGAAGGCGCGTAGTGCGTAGAGCTCCATGATCGGGATCTTCGTGATCGATCGGCCGGCGATCATGTACTGCTGCATGTCGCCTGTCAGCCGGCCTTTGATGGCAGCCTCGACGATCGGAAGCGCCTCGGCTGCGTGGCTGACAACCGTTTCGGCCGCGCCCAGGTCCGCGGTGACGATGATAACGCCGCGATCGATCGGGTATCGGAGCGGTGGTGTGCCGGCCTTATACGCGTGCGATGCCCACACGTAGCGGCCAGGCTTGAGCCCTGTCGTAGACGTCGTGGGAATGGTGATCGAGTACGAGCCATCCGAAACCGGTGTCGCGGTTACGTCAGGGAATACCGTCGCGCCGCGGATCGAGTAGATCAGCGACCAGCCGTCCGTGCTCAGGTAGTCGGCAACGGTCTTCGTCCACTGAACGGTCTCGCCGGCGGCGAAGTTCGTTGGCTCCGTGCTCGGTATCGGTGCGGTCACGCGACTCCGGGAAACGAAAAAAGCGCCAAGCCCCGGAAATCCGGAGTATGGCGCCTTGTGTGTAAAGCAAAGCGGCGCGGGTTACCGCGCTGTTTGATTGTCTTGTTAGTGTATTAGCCGCTCATCGTTGCCGCAATGGCGAGACTCGCCGGATCCGGCTGTTAGTCCTTCCACCGGTTAACCCAACCCGATCGCCCGCGCTTCTTCGGTTTTCGACGCTCCGGAGCTTCTTCTGCGTCGACGACTGCAGCCGGCGATTCGGGAGACGGCGCAGCTGCTGGCAGTTCCGCCTCGATTCGCGCTTTGGCCTGAGCCTCGAGCGTCCGGACGATCGAACCAAGCCGGCGGAAGACGTTCGGCCCCAGCGAGTGGAGAGCCGCGAGCGCGTACACGAACATGTCGATCTGTTCGTTGGGGCCCGATCGCACCCACGCGCGCACCGGACGTCCCTTCACGAACCGCGTGACGACGCGCTCGTTTAGAAACTGATCCAAGTGCTGCGGATCGATGTCGTGCGGTAGGTGGATGTACCCGGGCCCGGGCTCGATGACTTTCGCGAGCCGAGACATCAGGACTTCCTTCCCCGTGAAGCTGCCGACGGAATACATGATGATCTTCGCCGATGGATTCCGCGTCGGCTTGCTGAGGAGCGGCACGCCTTGTTGCAGCGAAGATCCTTTGATCGCGAACACACGCTGTCTCACTCGGCCGCGCGCGAACTCGTAGGCTTCCTTCGCGTGGTGGCCACCGGAATCGATGAACGTCGCGGCACAGCGCATCGTCGATCCGAGCTCGTGCTTATACGTCTTCGCGATCATCCGGCTGAGTTCGTCCCATGGAGCTGCTGTCGCTGGATCTCCAGGTATCAGCTCGAAGTCAACGCGCCAACATTCCTCGCCCTCCGCCCAGGCGTATACGACCGTCTCGAGGCGATCGCCCTGGACGTCGACAGCACGCGTGAGAACGGCAGCCTTCGCCGGCACCAGCTTCTCGCCGTTTTCTTCGGGAAATGGCTCCATTCGGTCTTGGAGGATGTGCGCAGTGACGCCTTCGCCCGCTTCTTCCCACGGTTCGCAGAGCATCGTGTTGACGAAGGTGCGCAGCTTGAGAGGATCTGACTTGTCGCGAAGCCATCTCTCGATCAATCGAGACCACGAAAAAAAGGGCGAATAAAGCGCAGACAACCGGAAACCAGGGATCCGACTCGACGGATTGTCCGGAATCCACCGGCCATTCTTGAGCATTAGGAGTTTATCCGCTTCCTCGATCAAGGCTGCGCACGCGGCGCACACGTAGTGCACCGTCTCCGGCTGCCCTTGGTCCCATTTCAAGCCGAACGTCGTCTTCGCGCCACCGAACTCGAGCTTCTGCTCGTGGCCGCAGTGCGGGCACGGCACGTAGAACCACCGCTGATCGGATGTGTCCCACGCCTGCTCGATCGGCGAGCCTTTGAGCGTCGGTGACGAGACGCGAATGATCTTCCGGTTCGGGAACGTCGACGTGCGCGACTCGGCGATCGCAGCTGGATCTCCTTCAGCGCCGGCGGACGGCGGGTATCGATCGATTTCGTCGAGCAGCAGTACTCGAATCGGCCGAGACGCCAGGCTCGCCGGGCTGTTGGATCCAGCGACGGTGAGATGGCCGCCAGGGAATTGCTTGTGCAGGATCGTGTTGCCGGAATCGCGCGACCTGGCGTCCGACACTTTCCCTTTGAGCCGCGGCGTGTCGCGTAGCATTGGCGCGAGGCGATCCTTCGACCACGCCTCCGCCATTTTCTCGGTCGGCTGCAGCATCAGAATCGGAGCTGGATCCTGATCGATGAAATAGCCGGCGACGCAATTGAGCGTTTCCGTTTTGCCTGACTGCGATGCCCACATGCCGACAACGCTCTGGGACCGCGGATCCCCGCACGCGTCCATGAACTCGCGCTGGTACGGCGCGTCGTCGGTTGAGAATGGTCCAGCTCGGAATGATCCTTCAGGCGACAGCACGCGGTAGCGATCGGCCCACTGCGAGACTGTCAACCTCGGCGGCGGGCGAAGGCGCTCCTCGAGTACTCGGCGCTCGACGTCGGCGAGACTGCTCGGACGCTTAGTCGGCATCGACTACCTCGAGCTCGCTCTCGTCGACCACCGGCGTGTCGTCCTCGATCTCGCCGGCAGTGCCCTGCAGCGCCAGCAGTGTTTCATCCCGGATCTGTTCGCCTACCGCCTGGGCCTCGAGCTCGGTGCGCGTCACTTGGATGCGGGAGAGGTACTTCGAAGGCACCGTCATCAGCACCCGCCGGATCCGGTCGCAGATCGCCCCGATGCGGATCTCGTGTTGATCGAACGGAATCAGCCGACCTTCAGCTTCAGCGAGATCGAGCTCCGCTCGCTTTACTTCCGCGACCAGCCTGCGCTTACGAAGATCTGCGGTGTCGTCTTCCGGTTGCTTCTTCCGCTCCTGTTCGCGCAGATACGCATTGTACCACTCACGCGACTCTGGCCATGGATGGGTGGCGTTGTTCCCCTCGCCATCCTTGGGCATTCCCTCGAGAACCAGATTCCGAACGTGCCGGCCAGTGATCCCGAGACGCTCGGCGAGCACCTTTTGCTTGATCGATTCTTTGCGCGCCACGCGGTCACGTTACGCGGAAGGGAAATGCGACTTTGAAACTTCTATCTCTAGCTTTTTTGCGCGCTGGCGCGTCCCCCTCGGGGCTGGCTCGTGGAAGGACCCGTTCGCCTGCACAAGCCCTCCACCGCGGGGGAGGCAGGCAGGTCACCCGTGCACCGTGGATACAGCGATCGGTGGAGCTGCAGCTGCGCATGCCCCCGCAGCTGCGTTGTTCGGAATGAAGACCGGTCCTGCAGCAGCGGCCGTATCACATGGCCACCATGTGCGAATGGTGATGGGTGGGGGGCATGCAACAGCGCCAGCGGGTGCCGGATAATATTCGAGCTTCTGCAAAGAAATAATCATCGCGCGGTCCTGATCGCTTCGGCGATCCACTTAGCCCAGTTGACTGACATACGCTCTTCGCATACGCGCTTAGCGTTCTCCATGAACTGCAGCGAGCGGGGCAATGGCACTCGCGTTCTGAACAGGAATAGCAGGTGGATGCTCGAGCCACGTCCTGACCCTTGGCGTTGGTAGATACCACCAGAGCCGTCTGCCTTCTGAATCATGAACGTGCGCTTCAATCCCTTGGCGATCTTCTCAGATCCCTTGGTGAATACGTTCGTCAGCTGCAGTGCACG